CTGCCGCCCGTGCTAAGAAGCCCGAGGTCGTCGCGCTCGTGCGCAAGGCCGTCAACGTCGCAACGAAAGGATAGGGGTATGGCCGATCTCCTGCGAATCAAGATGCTCAAGGTGCCATTCAATTATGAGCCGAGGCGCAACGCGGTCGCGGTGATCCGCGAGATGGGCGCTTATCCGGTTGGCCACGGGCCCGGCAAGGTGACGCCCGAAATGGCGCAGGCCGCGATCGACGCGGGTTATGCCCAGCGTTTCAATCCGCGCGGCAAGGCCGCCGAGACATTGCGCCAGGAACAGGCTAGCGAGGAAGCCGATGCCGCCGCCGACACGCGAGAATCTGATCGAGTGGATCAGCCGGATCATGTTGACCATGATCGGCCCGACGATCAGCGCCCCGATGATGACGCCGGATAACGACAATGAGCGCCCCGCCCATCCTCGAAACCCGCCGAGGGATCGTCGCTCATCTGAAAGCTGATGCGACGATCACCGGGCCTTTGACCAGCCCGGTTCCGGCCGCACGGATTTTCGGCGAGCGTTCCGAGGATGGGTCGTGGCCCTTCATCCGCTGCGACAGCTTCGACGGCGGGCCGGGCCACGAGATCGAGGGCGTGATCCACGTCTTTTCCAAAGCTCCCTTCACCGATGAGGCGGCCACGATCCTCAAGCGGATCGGCAACAGCCTCGACAGCGCGGTCGTCTATCTGGGCGACGCGCCATTCGAAGGGCCGAAAGCCAACGTCGCGCTGCTGCGCACGCGGATCATTCCCGATGGGGCAGAGCAGAGCGCTTGGCACGGGATGGCGTTCATCAGGGCGACGGTCGCGCGCGACTGCGCGGAAGCCTGATCCCAGCGAACCTACATCATCGGCGGCCTCGCGGTTATATTGCCCGGCGATAGGTCCATCGGGAGATCGTTGAATGTCGCTGCCTGACATCATTCGCGGCACTTATTTCGTGCTGGCGCTCGGCAATGGCGGATCGCCGACCGAAGTGTTCAACGCCCTCTGCGGCATCACGACGCGGCAGTTCCAGATTCAGAACAACACGACCGATCAGATCATTCGCGATTGCGACGATCCCGAGGACGTGCCGATTCGCCGCCTGATCGTCACGAGCAAGCAATGGTCGCTCTCGGGCAACGGCACGCTCAACCGCGCGCAGATCGACGACATTCTCGCCGCCGAGGGCACTACCAAGAATTATCGCTTCTACTGGACCGAACCGGCCAATGACGAGGTTTATCGCGGCTATTTCGAAGGCCCCGCGATCCTCACCAACATCACGATCGACGGCAACGACGAAGCCTATGGGCAGCTTTCGTTGCAGATCGAAAGCGATGGGCAGTGGACGTGGTATCCGACCGCGGGCTCGTAATCATCGGCGCGATGCGGTAGCAACCGCCGATGGCTAATTACATCGACCTCAATTTTGCTGACGGGGAATATCGCTTCGCCCTCGGCCTCGCCCAGATCGACGAGCTGCAGCGCAAGTGCGGCGCTGGCATCGGGGCCATCTTTGCCCGCGTCATGAAAGGCTCGATGCGGCAGGGCGATCAGATCATCCTCTCGCCCGGCCACGCCGAATTCTATGCGCTCGATCTGATCGAGACGATCCGGCAGGGCCTCATCGGCGGCAAGCAAGGCATGGTGGATGATCAGCCGGTCGAGGTCACGCCGCAGATAGCCAAGCGCCTAGTTGACAACTACGTCCTCAATCAGCCGCTTTCGCAGGCATGGGATTTGGCCGTTGCGATCCTTGGCGCGGTGATCCTCGGCTATGAGACGCCAGGAAAAAAAGATGGGGCGGCGGCCAGCGAAACGCCCGACAGCCAGGCCAGCGAGACGGATGGCTCGATTACGGCCTAGCGCTGCATAATCTCTCGGCGATGGGCGTCTCGGCGGCCGATGCCTATCAGATGTCGATCTGGGAATACGAGGCGCGAATCCATCACTGGAACGAAACCCATGGCGACGGTGAGCCGGAAATCGTCGATCCCGAGATCACGCAACGGATCATCGACAAGCTCAACTCCCGGCCCGATCTGATGCAGACGACCAAGCCCGCCAAGGTGTGAACCTATGGCCTCTGCGGGCGGCGGAATAGATTGCCCGCATGCCTGCCGCCGATCCTGATGTCGTTGCCATCGAGCTAGTCGGAAACCTCGATCAATTCGATCGCACCGTGAAGCAATCCGCCAACGAATTCGGCAGCGATATGCAGCGCATCAAGACGAGCGCGGATCAGGCCGAGCGCGCTGTCACCTATTCGATGGGCAAGGCGGGCCTCTCGGTCAAGCAATCGGCGCAGCAGACGCGGCTGTTGGGTATTCAGGTCGGCCAGATCGGATCGCAGCTCGCGGCGGGAACCTCGCCGTTCCTGATCCTGGCGCAGCAGTCGAGCGACTTTGCCTTTGCGCTGCAGGGCACGAATGGCATCCTTGGCCGGGCCGCCATGTTCCTCTCGACTTGGCAGGGCGCGCTCTTGCTGGCGGCGGGCACCGTTGCCGCGACGATGATCCCGAGCCTGATCGATTTCGGCGACGAGCTTGATGACGAGATCGACAAGCTCAAGGAAGCCGCCGAAAAAACCCGGTTGCACGATGAGGCCCAAGAGGAATTCGGCAAGACGATCGAGGGTGTGACGCAGGCGCTCGATGAAAACGAGGAAGCGCTGCGCAAGCTCAACTTGGTGCAGGACTCGGGAGCCGAGGCCGCGCTGAAAGCCGCCGAGGCCCAGCGGGAAAAGACGATCCGCATCCGCGAGGACACGGTTGCGCTGCTCGAAAACGCGCGGGCGGCGGAAAAGGCGCTACAGTCGAATATCGGCTTTACCGGCGATCCGGTCGCGCAAGAGGTCGCTGTCGCGGCGGCGGTCACGCGCGTCTCGGAATTGGAAACGCTGCTCAAGAATGCCGAGGAACAGCTTGCCCGCGCGCGGCAGCAAGTCGTCGGCGCGCGTGCGGCGGTCGTCGTCGAGCAGGCCATGCGTTCTGCCGAGGAACGGATCAACGACCGCTATGATGCGCAGATCGACGGCGCGAGGCGCGCGGCTATCGCGAGCGGACTCAATGAGGCTGCGCTGCGCAAGGAAGTCGATGCGATCAACGCGGCGCGCGCCGCCGAGCTTGAGCGCTACCGGGAATCGCAGCGACAGCAGCGGCAGCGGCAATCCGATCTCCCGCCCGTCACTCGGCAAGAGGTCGCGCGGGCGATCGGCGCTCCTATTACGAGCGGCTTTCGCACGCCTGCGCAGAACAGAGCCGCAGACGGCGCGGCCAACAGCTTCCATCTGGGCAATGCCACGGCTGCCGTGCAGGCGATCGACATTCCGCTCACGGTCAACGGCAAGCCGCTTACTAAGGCGGGCATCCGGGCGATGCTGGAACCGCTCGGCGTCGTGATCCGCGAATTGCTCGGGCCCGGCGACAAGGGCCATGACGACCATTTCCACGTCGCATTCGAGCGCAAGCGCGCTGGCGCTGATCGCATCGCCGAGCTGCAGCAGAAAGCCGCAGAGGACGCCGAGCGCGCACGAGTCGCCGAGGAACGCCGCCGACAGTCTTTCGAGAATGAGTTGGCCGATCTGCTCGATGACGAGGTTGCGGCCCGCCAGGCGCTAATCACGAGCGTCGAGGAAATCGCGCGCCTCGAATTGCAGGCGATCGAGATCAGCCGCCAGCGCTACGCCGACAACCTCGATTCGCTCGTCGAGCAGAAGAAGCTCACCGACGAGGAAGCGAACCAACTGCGCGGGATCAATGAGGAGCGCGCCAAGCTGCGCGCCGAGTTGGTGCAGCGCCGCGAGGATGAACGCAAGTTCCGCATGGCCGAGGCCGATCGTCGCCGCGATCTCGAATTCGGCAGCGATCAGCGCTCCGACACGGCCGATCTGCTGCAGGGCCAAGGCGATCTCGCGCGCACGCAAAAGGAGCGCCGCGACATCGAGCGCCGCCTGCTCGATCTGCAATTCCAAGAGGAACGCGCCCGCAACGACTATCTGATCGGCTTCTATGAACGCCTCAAGTTGCAGGAAGGCATTACCGAGAGCGAGCTGAAAGAGGCCGAGGCCGCCGCCAAAAGCGCCGAGCTGCGCAATGCGTCGATCGAGCAGCGTCAGGCCAACGCGCAGGCCGGTTCCGATCAATCGACGATGGGGGGGCTCGAATCGTTCTTCGATGACATTCCGCGCACCGCCGACGAGTTGAATGAGGCGCTTGAAATGGTCGCGGCGGGCGGCCTCGCGTCGGTCGTTGACGGCCTCACCGATGCAATCGTCAATTTCCGCAGCCTCAAGGATGTTGGCCTGGCCGTGCTGCAGACGATCACGGCACAGCTCGTCAAAATGGCCCTGCAGCAAATCCTGCTGCACACAGTCGGCGAAGCTCTCGGCCTGGCCTCGATCGCCACGACGACAGCGGCGGCGAGCGCGGCGGGCGCGGCGTGGGCCGCGCCTGCGGCTCTGGCATCGCTCGCGACTCTTGGCGCGAATGCCGGTCCTGCGGCTGCGGCCATCGCGTCCACAACTGCCTTGGCTACGGCGCTGGGCGTCGTTCCGAAACGCGATGGCGGCCCGATCTTTGGCCGAGGCGGGCCGCGCGACGACATGAATCTCATCGCGGCCTCGAATGGCGAATACATGATCAAGGCCGCGAGTGCGCGCAAGCTGGGCCGCGCCGCGCTCGATCGGATGAACCTCACAGGCGAGCTGCCCTATGGCTTCGCGAATGGCGGCTCGATCGGTTTCTCGCCGCGCAACACGCCTGTCTCGGGAGGCGGCGGCGGAATGGCCTCGCTGTCCGAGCAGTCGATCAATCGCCTTGGCCAGATCGTGCGCGAGGCGGCGAGCGCGATGCCCGATGTCAAGCTGTTCCCGACGCTCGATCCTGGCGCGGCGCTGCGCGCGGCCTTGGCCTCACCGGGCGGTCAACGCGCGATGTTCGATTTCGTGACTGACAATCCGGGGCAATTCCGCTCGGCGCTCAACTCGTGACTTACGACCTCAACACACTCTCGGCGGCCCGGCTCTGGCCCTATCAGCCCGATTTCGCGCGCGGCTTTGAAATGCGCCGGGCGTTCCTCTCGGATCGGTTCGCGAGCCGCAGCAACACCGAGCAGCGCCGCGCCCTGCGCGACACATGCCGCCTCTCGGCGTCGTATCAGACGATCGTCGCCGATGACGAGTTGCAGGCGGCCAAGCATTTCCTGCGCGCGTGGCAGAATCAACCGACCGCCGTGCCCGACTTCTCGCGTTGGGTGCGCTCAACGGGATCGAGCGCCTTGGGAGCCTCGACGCTCACGGTCGCCTCGCCGCCCGCGTGGATCGCCGCCGAGCGGCATCTAGTCCTCTGCGGCGGCGGTGAGTTGGAATTGGTCGAGGTCACGAGCGTCGTTGGCTCGACCGTCAACCTCGCCGATCCGCTGGCGAATGCCTGGCCTTCGGGCTCGGTCGTGCGCCCCGTGCTGTTCGGCTTGCTCGATGCCCGGCTGCGCGGCGGGAGGATCACGCGCGGGACGCAGCGGCTCGACGTTCGGATCGCGGCCTATCCTGGCGGGGAGCCGGTCGAGAGCGAAGGCGCGGCCTCGGTCACGTTCGGCGGCTATGAGGTATTCCAAGCCGAGCCGGATATGCAGGGCGAGCCGGGCATCGATTATCTCTGGCCGGTCGAGCAGGTCGATTACGGCTTTGGCCGCACTGCGCAATTCCGCCCGATCGACCGTCAAGAGCAGATGATCGAGGCTGAATTCAGCGGCCTCTCGCCGAGCGCGGCGGCCTCGATCGAGCAAGTCTTTCTGCGCGCCAAGGGCAGCCGGGGCGCGTTCTATCGGCCGAGCTGCGAAAAGGACATGACGCTTGCGGCCGATGTAGCAGCCTCGGCGTTGATGAACGTCTCGGGCACGGCGCTCGCCGACGATTTCGCCATCATGGGTTACAGCGCTGGCGAGGCCGCGATCGAGATCGTGCAGACCAACGGGACAAGATTGCACCGCACGATCAGCAGCGTTGCGGTCAACGGCGGCAACAGCCGGATCACCCTCAACAGCGCAGTTACGCTCACGACCGCGACGACCGCGCGTATCTCGTGGATGCCGCTCGTGCGGTTCGCTAGCGATGAGTTGGCGACGCTATGGCGCTCGCCTTTGGTTGCGACGATCCGCGCCACGTTCCAGACGGTGAAACGATGACCTATTCCAACTTTGAGGGCAGCGCGGCCAGCGGCGGGCCGGTGATGCTGCTCCGCTTCGTCTATGGCACCGAAGCGGGCGAATTCCTGGCCTACACGTCGCACACCGCCGAGCTGTCTGTCGATCACGGCGGCAGCGTCGGTGTGGTCAATTATCAGCCGATCCCGATCAACCGGGGCAACATCGTGAGCAACGGCACGCTGGACAAGTCGGCGATCCGGATCAGCCTCGATATCGGCACGGACCTCGCCGAGCTGTTCCGCGTCTATCCACCGTCGAGCGTGGTGACGCTCATGATCTATGAGGGTCATATCGACGATCCCGACGAGGAATTTCTTGTCGTATGGGCGGGCCGGATTGTCAGCGCCTCGCGCACGGGCAGCGAATTGCAGCTCTCGGGCGAACCGATCTCGACGCAGATGCGCCGAACCGGCCTGCGGCGGCATTATCAATACGGCTGCCCGCTAGTCCTTTACGGGCAGGAATTGGGCCTTGGCGGCTGCGCCGCCAGCAAGGCCGCCGCGACCGTGGCCTCGACCGTCTCGGCGATCGACGGCACGGTGATCACGCTTGCGCCAGGATGGGAAGGAGCTTTCGATCCGGCCAAGTTCATTCGCGGGCAACTCGAATGGACGCCAGCGGGCGAAACGACGCGCGTGCGCACGATCCTGCGCGTCGATGGCGACGATATCACGCTTTCGGGCATCCCGAGCGACTTGGCCGTGAGCGATGCCGTCGCTGTCGTGCTGGGCTGCAATCACCGGGCCTTCGTGGAAGATGACGGCGACTGCGAGGGCTTGCATGACGTGCTGCCGTCCTTTGGCGGCGATCCTTGGATTCCGATCAAGAACGTGATCAATACCAACCCCTATTATTGAGGATCGAGAATGGCTTGGTGGCTCATCATCGTTGTCGCATTGGCCGCCGTTGCGCTCAACCTCTTGCTCGCGCCCAAGGTGAAAGCGCCCAAGCCCGAGGCGGTCAAGGATTTGGAGAGTCCGACCGCCGAGGCGGGCCGCCCGATCCCGGTCGTGTTCGGCACGATCACCGTCAAGGGCCTCAACGTCCTATGGTATGGCGATAAATCGTTCGTGACCAAGAAGGTCAAGGCGTGAACCTACAGCGCTAGCCGCGTTGCGGCGATAGTGCGCCTGCGATGGACGATCCGGAAATCTCGCTTGCCGACATCACGATCCTTGGCCGCTGCCGCAAGGTGCGCGCATGGTTCCGCGATCATGGCCTCGACAACGAATTCAGGACGCTCGTAAAGGGCGGCACGGTCAAGGCGTCTGTGCTGCTCGCCACTGGCGATCCGCGCGCCGAGCAAGTCGTGCGCTGCAAGATCGAGGCTGTCGATGGGTAAGAGCAAAAAGCCCAAAATCGAGGTCACACAATATTACCTCTCGCAGCATCTTGGCATCTGCATCGGGCCGCCCGACGCGCTGCTGCGGATCAGGGTCAAGGAAAAGGATGCTTGGATCGGCGAGCAAGAGGTCGAGGGCGCGATCTCGATCAACGCTCCCAATCTATTCGGCGGCATCAAGAAAGAGGGCGGGGTGCAGGGCACCGCCTACTATCTGCCCGGCGCGAGCGATCAACTCATGCCGGATGCGCTGGCGCAAAAGCTGGGCCGCGCGAACGGGGCGGATTGTCCCGGCTATCGCAGCCTCGCCAGCCTGTTCTTTTACGGCAGCTCGCCGCCCGGCTTCTACTGGACCGCCAACACGCCATATCTGCCGACGATCGATGTCTTGCTGCGGCGTATTCTGCGAACCTCGACAGATCAGGAACAATGGTATCCTGGCAAGGCGCGCATCCCGAATTTCGTGCTGGAAAGCGAACCTCTAAGCGACATCGAGTTTGTCGGCTATCAAGAGGCTGGTGATCTTGGAGCCGGGCCGCATTCTCACACCTTTGCATTGACGGGCGGGATCGCCAGCACACCAGCGGCGGGCGATACGGTCCTGATCCTGATGACCAATTCCGGCACGGCCAATCCGGGGCCTGCATTCTCGCCGACGATCACCGATTATACCAATATCGGTCAAGCCGTCGCAGCCGATGGCACGGGCGTCCTAGACCTCACGATGGCCGCTTTCGTGCGCAAGATGCCGGAAACGCCCGATGCCGGATTTACCGGCGCGAGCAGCGGCGCGACGTTGACGCCCGCCATCGCCTTTCATGTGCTGGTATTTCGCGGCGTGCATGATGACGTTCTCGATGTCCCTATCGAGGAACGCGACGACTATTCGGGCACCAATTCCCCGCTGCCGATCACGCTCTCGAATGGTGCCGAAATCGATCCTGGCACGATCAAGACGACGAGCGATCCCGATAACGTCTCGCTCACGATCGCCTTGCGCTCGGCCAGCGAGGCGCAGGCCCTTGTCATTGCCGTTGGCGCTCATCTTGGGTCGTCGAGCGAAAGCGAATGGGATGCAGGGAACCTAGAGAATTTGGAGTGGATGAGCGCCGACAGCGCGCCCGCCGTTCGTTTCGGCGTTGCGTGGGGCGAGCCGATCGACATCGCCGAAGGCGACGACATGAATCCGGCGCATATCATCCGCGAATGCCTGACGGACACGAATTGGGGCATGGGGTCGCCCGCGACCGCGCTCGATGACGACAGCTTTACCGCCGCCGCCGACACGCTCTATGCCGAGCGTTTCGGCCTCTCGATGCTGTGGACGCAGCAGGCTTCGATCCAAGATTTCGTGCAAGAGGTTCTAGACCATATTCAGGCGGTTCTGTTCGTCGATCCCTCGACCGGCCTGCTCACCATCAAGCTCGTGCGCGACGATTACGATGCCGATCTGCTCGACGTTATCGATCCCGACAACGCCGACCTTACATCGTTTTCGCGCAAGCTATGGGGCGATATCGTCAATGAGATCGTGGTCACTTGGACCAACCCCGAAAACGAGCAAGAGGAAACGATCTCGGTCCAAGACGACAGCTCGATCGCGGTGCAGGGCGGCATCGTGTCGGACAGCCGCAACTATTACGGCGTGCGCAACGCCAACCTGGCCAAGAAACTGGCGATGCGCGATCTGCGCTCTGCAGGACAGCCGCTCGCCGCGATCGAGGCCGAGGTCGATCGCTCGCAATTCGCGCTGCGGCCCGCCAGCGTCATAAAGGTGACGTGGCCGGAATACGGCCTCGACGAGCTTGTGATGCGCGTCCAGAGCGTCGATTACGGCAAGCCTGGCGAGATGGCGATCAAGCTCTCGCTCGTCGAGGATGTCTATGGCCTCGATATCGGCAGCTATGACGCGCCGCCGTCTTCGGCATGGGTCGATCCGAGTGCTGCGCCCGAGCCTCTCGATGAGGTCGAGATCATCACCCTGCCGCTGTTCTTTGCGTTCGGCTCGACCGTTGCCGATTTCATCGAATCGCCCGAATATCCGGAAGTGCTGGCGGGCGTGTTGGCGACAACCGACAGCGACGACACATTCGCTTATGAGCTTTGGGATGAGGTCACGCTGCCCAACGGCGATCTCGAATGGCAATCGCTCGCGACCAACAACATCATCGGCCGAGCCGAGTTGGCCGAGGCGCTTGAGGCCGAGGCGACGAGCGAGGGCATACTGTTCGACAACCTCATCGGGCAGACCGCGCCGGTCGTAGGCGGCTTCGTAATCATCGGCGAGGACGGCGAGGCCGGGAATGAAATCGCCATGATCGATGCCGACAATGGCGACGTCTATGGCTTCGATCTGATCAGGGGCGTCCTCGACACCGTGCCGCGAGCCTGGCCATTGGGCACGCCGGTTTGGTTCGTCGATGCCGAGACGCTATTCGAGGATACCGAGATCAGATCGGCGGGCGAGACAGTGAGCTATAAGCTCTTGTCGATCACGTCGCAGGGTTTGCTCGCGCTCGGGAGCGCGCCGCTTGAGAGTGAGACGCTTTCCGAGCGGCCATGGCTGCCCAATCGCCCGGCCAATGTCACCGCCTACGGCGAGGCATGGTCGAGCGAGCTTTCGATGATCGACGCCACTGATCGGCCCGATCCTTGGGTGACGGTCGGTTGGGCGATCCGCAACCGGCTCGACGAGGATGCGATCG